GCACTTTAGTACAAAAACTAATCCTTCAGGACTTCCTCAACCTAATATGAGAAAGTTTATTGACGATAATGGTAAGGGAGGAGATCCTTATAATACTCAACTGGTTCATTACTTTGCTGACTATAGAACATATAAGTATTCACCATATATTAACATAATTAAACCTATTTTAAATAAGTATAAATTTACTGCTATCTCTAGGATAAAAGCAAACTTACAGCTTGCTAATAAAGAGGCAATAGAATCTGATTTTCATTATGATTTTTATATTGTGGATGGTGAGAATCAAATTCCTGAAACGGCAATAACTACATTAATTTACTATGTTAATACTAACAATGGATACACTGAGTTTGAAGATGGTACTAAGGTTGCTTCCTTGGAGAATCGTTTGATAGAATTTCCTAATGACAATCCAAAGGGTAAACATAGAGGAGTATCACAAACAGATAGTTATTATAGAGCAGTTATTAATTTTGGTTTATATTTAAGTGGAGTACATAAAAAATGAATCCTTTAACAGTTAGTTGTAAAGCATGTGGAGTAGAGTTAATATCTCATCCAACCAAGACTAGATGCTGTGGGTGTTCTAACCTAACAACTGTTACTGGTGAACAAATCAGTGCAAATAATCTATCATTGGTTGTATTAAACAATGTTAAAGAAAGTATTAAGAAATCGCATTTATTGTCAGATGCTGACCTAAAATATCAAGAGGATAGACGCAAACGCAAAGTCCGTAAACTGTACTACGAAGAACGATGATCAACCTAGACGAGAAATTTCATGACTACTTAGGTAGTAAGACTAAAACCTTCAGAATTGATGGTGTTAATGAACCTCTCAAAGGGTATGGTTATCATTGTGACGGTAACGAGATCAAAGGGTACTACGTGTTGACAACAAACTATAAATTGTTCTATAATATGAATGAACAGTTCCTAAAAATGGAACCTTTGAATGAACTAAGTACCATATGATATGAAAATATTTTTAGATACAGCTGATTTCAGTGCTATTCAACAAAGATATGGTACTGGATTAATTTCAGGTGTAACAACTAATCCAACTCTAGTTAGAAAACAAGGTGTTGACTACCTAGATCTTATTAAAAGGATTGCTGGTGAATTTCCAGAATTTGAAAGTATATCTGCTGAAGTTAACGGTGATACTGCTGATCAAATGCTAGATGATGCAGTACAATATCGTGATGTCAGTGACGCAATTACAATTAAACTTCCTCTAACTAAAGAAGGTTTGATTGCTTGTAAATATCTTTCTGATGCTGGTGTTAAAACTAATGTAACTCTTTGCTTCTCTGTAGCACAAGCAGTTATGACAGGCATTGCAGGAGCAACATACATTTCACCGTTTGTTGGTCGTTGTAATGATAATTCATTCAGTGGAGTTGAATTAGTTCGTGGTATTAGTAGTCTCTATTGCACACATAGTATAGAGACTAATATTCTAGCAGCTAGTCTTCGTGATGTGCATCATGTTTCTCGTTGTTTTGTTGCTGGTGCTAAGGTAGCAACTCTCCCAGTTAATGTTTTTGATAAAATGTATGATCATGTTCTTACTCGTGAAGGACTAGATATATTTGATCAAGACTTTAAAACTATGGGTAAATGACATTCAACATATACTCTCGTAAAGGATGTAGATTTTGTAAAAAATTTGTATCAGTATGTAGACTAGAGAACCTAGATCATGTAGTATATGAGTTAGATAAGGATTTCACTCGTGAAGAGTTTTATGAACAGTTTGGTGAAGGTTCAACTTTCCCACAGATCCTTCTTGATGATATCAAGTTAGGTGGATGTCAAGAATCTCTTCGTTATATGCAAGATAAAAATATTTGTTGTGTACTATGATAGAACTTACAGTAGAAGAATTTGAAAAGGATCCAAATAATTATATGGATCGTATTGAAAAAGGAGAGAAAATCCTGATCAGGCAACCAGATGGTAGAGCAGTTGTTGCTGTGCCAGCTGAAGAACTGGAACTCTCTGACACAACTGGGTCAGATGCGTGGTATGATATTAACAGTCACATTGATGCATCATGACCAAACCTACTGTAATTCTAGAGAGATACCCTTATCGTTATGTCCAGTGTGGACAATTGGAAATTAACGGTAAACCTGATTGCCGTATCCAAAAATATAATGACTGGACTAGTCGTTACAGTGATTTTTATTACTGTGATAACGAAGATCAATTACTCCTCGCTATTGAGGATAATGAATACACAAAGTGGTTAGACCCCGACCCTGAAGTGGGTGCTTATCGTAAATTTTAAAACGTTATGACTTGTAAAAATATTCTAAGTAATTTAGAATCAGCAGAAGAGTCAGTGCGTCAAGCACTTATTACTTCTCTTAATGAAAAAAATGATAGAAATCTTACTGACATGTTCAGTCTTCTTGGAAACATCCAAGATGTAATTGAGTTGTTTCAACATCCACATGACAAGCCATCATTGTATACCGTAACTGGTAAAGATATGGATCGTCTTGATGATGTAGTAGTAAAGTTCCCTACAGATTATACTGGATATGATTATGATCCAGTTGCAGATTGGGAACATGGTAATATTAGTATCAATACACAATCAGCAGATACAACCACGTTTAGTACACAGGAAGATTCATAATAATATTAAGACCCCTGAGAAGGGGTCTTTTTTATGGTTATAAATATTTCTAGCTTAGAAAAGTGTCTTCAGGACTAGAAGTATGTCAAAAATTCTTGCAAATCAGATTGCTAATTACGGAGATGATTCTCCTATTGAAATAAAAGAGGGTCTTAATATCCCTGCTGGTAAACCGATTCAGGCTGCTGGTGTTGTAGGAACCTCTGGTCAGGTTTTAAGTTCTACTGGCACATCAATCCTATGGACAGATGTATTTGATGGTAATTATAATAGCTTAACTAACAAACCAACGATACCTTCAGCACAAGTTAATGCTGATTGGAATGCGACTGGAGGTATTTCAGTAATTTTAAACAAACCAGTAGTACCTGCACTTCCTAGTATAGTTACTGCTGCTGCATCTTCTACTTCTTCTCTAGCATACAATTCTGCTAATGGAGAGTTTACTTATACACCACCTGATCTTTCTAATGCTGCCACTGCTTTTGGGTGGGGAGACCATGCTGCAGCAGGTTATATAACCAGTGCACAATCACCTAGTGCTTTTACTGGACTGACTGATACTCCTAGTTCATTTACTGCTAAATCTCTTATAGCAACTAATGAAACTGGTACTGGTCTTGTAAGTTCTCCACTACTTTTTGAGTATGGTAGTAAACTTGGAATCGGAACTGATAATCCAGGCAGTATTCTACATTTGAAGCAGTCACAAGATGCTGTCTACATGACATTTGAATCTAATTCAGGTGTACCAGTCTGGGTTGGAACTTATGGAACTAATGCAGGGTTCTTTATAGAACAAGGTAGCAGTAATAATTCATTGCTAACATCAGATACTAATGATTATGTTTCATTGTATGGTGCTGGAACCAAGAGATTTGAAACAACAGCAACAGGTGTAACTATTACTGGTGATCAAATCACGACAGGTAAGTTATACTACTCTAATAACTTTGCTACAACTGGTGATCTTCCAAGTGCAACTACTTATCATGGTATGTTTGCTCATGTTCATGCTGAAGGTCATGGATACTTTGCACATGGTGGTTCATGGTTACAGTTAATAGATGAGACATCTTCTATTGATGAACTAGCAGACGTTAATACTACATCTAAGTCTGATGGTTATGTTTTAAAATGGGAAGCATCATCTACTTCTTGGAAACCAGCACCTGATTTAGTTGGTTCTGGTGGATCTGGTATTATTCTAGCTGATCTCAGTGTCACTACAGCATCTGCAGGATCTAGTGCTTTATCTTATAGTGATACAACTGGTGTATTTACATTTACACCACCAGATCTATCAAGTTATTTAACTTCAGAAACTGATCCAGTATTTGGTGCATCTGCAGCAGCAGGAATTCTATCTTCTAATATTTCTAACTGGGATGCAGCACATGGATGGGGTGATCATAGTGGTGCTGGATATCTAACATCAGAGACTAGTCATTCTGATGTAGTTGTGGATGGTGACTTCACATCAAATGGTTTATTGAAGAGAGATTCAGCTGGATCTTATTCTATTGTTACAGATAACTCTTCTAATTGGGATACTGCACACGGTTGGGGTGACCATTCACAAGCAGGATATTTAACTGGACTTCCAGCTCATACTCATACTCTAACTGGTTTAACTGATACAAGTTTACTTGGTGGAGATGCTCCAAGTGATGGAGATGTATTAACTTATGATGGAAGTAACCTTGTATGGAAAGCAGTTGCTCCAACTGGAGGAGGTGGAGCTAGTGTAACTATTGCAGACACTGCTCCAGCAGCAACTGCTGGTGACCTTTGGTGGGAGAGTGACACTGGTCGTTTGAAAATATATTATCAAGATACCGATTCAACTCAGTGGGTTGATGTATCACCACCATTATCACAGATCACTAGTGAAATAGCATCTGGATCTAATAAGGTTGACTTCCAAGATGGTATTGACCTTGGTGGAAGTGGTACTGATAATTGTTTAGTATTGGATCCAGTTGGACCCATTGTTATTGACTCTCATATATTACCATTAACTAATAATACATATGATATTGGTAGTGCAAATAGAAAGATTCGTGATATCTATGAAGATCAAGGATCTGATGTAAGGATTAAAGAAAACTTTACGAAATTTACAGGTGGATTGCAATTCATTAATAGTTTAGAGGTTGCAACTTTTACTTATAAAGAACTGGAATTTAATGGTCCTAAAGCAGGTAAGAGAGAAACAGGTTTAATTGCTCAGAATGTTAAGGATTGTCTAGACAATTCTACATATGAATCTTATAGATTATGGAATGAAAACCCTGATTCTTATCAGGGTCTTGATAAGAAACAACTAATACCTGCTTTGGTCAATGCAATACAAGAGTTAAATGCTCGTGTAGATGATCTTTTCAAAGAATTAGAAAATAAATAAAGAGACGGAGCACTCAACAAATGGCAATAAATTTTCCCGCAACTGGCGGTCAACCAACGGATGGATCATATACTTATACTGTAGCTGGTATAACATATGCTTGGAATGGTGAATCATGGACAGCAGCAGGTGCTGGTGCAAGTGCTACTGATAGAACTTTGTTTAGTGTCAATACTAACGCTGCTGGAACACCTGCATTAAGTTATGACAGTAACACTGGTGTTTTTGATTACACTCCACCACAACCAGAAGACGATACATTTGATGATGTAGTTGTAAGAGATCCTGTTCTCCTAAGAGATGTATTCATTGGAGATTATACGGGAGCAACTGGAGCACCAAAAATTCATTATGTTGATAGTAGTCATACACTTTGGTTTAAATGCCCTAGTGTTGGTGGCGACTCTGCTAAAATAGAGTTAGGAAATGGTATTAGTTATAATAATCTTAGGATACAAACTACTTCAACTCAAGCAGAAATTGTTTCATATAATACATCTTTATTCATAGCATCTAATAGTGCTGGTTCAAATATTACACTACAAACTGCTGACAATATCTACCTTCAGGTTGATAGTTATGATGCTATCAAAGTTTTAGAAAATGGTCAAACAAATGGTGCTGCTTTAAGTGTTGAACTTTACTGGGGAACAGGAGCAGGAAGTAAAAAATTAGAAACAACTACCAATGGAGTCACCATAACGGGAGCGTTGACTGCTGGTGGTCTTACATTTCCTACCACTAACGGAACTGCTAATGACGTATTGACCAGTGATGGATCAGGTGGTGTCACATGGTCAACTCCAGCTGGATTACAAACAAGACAAACAGTACCAGTATCTGCAACAATAACTAGTGGTGCTTCTTCTAACTTGAGTTTAAACTTGGCAAAAACATATGCCTTGTTAAGCATTGCTTCAAACTCTGCTGCTTGGGTAGTTCTTTATGCTGATACTGCTAGTAGAACTGCTGATGCTAGTAGAAATAGAAA